GCCACGGTAGATGTCTGAAACAAACCCAAGCTGCTGATAAGGCGCCATCGACTCCTGCATCTGAGTTGATCGAATCGCGTCAATCTGAGCCTGCTCATTTTGACGCTCGAGGCCACCAAGACCCATCAACAGGCCTGTGTCTGCCGCGCCGAGTTGCTGTGTAGCCTGACCTAGTGCGCCGTACTGAGTGCCCAGAGACCCCATCTGGCCGCCAAGGCTGCCTAATGTCCCTGCCTTGCTGATGTCAACGCCTGCCTGCTGTGCAGTCAAACCGCCGATGCCTTGTCCAAGATTGGCGAACTGCATTCCGGCTTGACCTAACGCCTGACCACCGGCAAGTTGTCGGCCCTGCTGAGATTCAAATCCCTGCATCGCCGCCTGCTGTGCCTGCGCGTAGTTATTGGCGTAGTCCTGCATGATTCGCTGCTGCATCAGGTCCTGAATGCCGCGCTCGGTTTCAGCGCGCTGAACGCCTTCGCGGGTTCCGCCGAAGGCACCTGCACCAATGGCTTGAGCGGCCTGACCTTGCTGAGCTATGTCAGCCTGACGGCGCATCTCGCCGAGCGCGTTACGAGTGACCTGCTGTTGATAGGGGTTCATGTAAGCGGCAGCTTGATTTGGGTCATATGCCTGAGCAGAACCTAAAATACCACCAATGCCCTGTCCGATAACAGGGACCGCACGGCCCATCATGTCCTGAGCGGCTTGATACTGGCCTGCTGTGTCTATTGCACCCGCCGCTAACGCTCCGCGCTGCGTCAAGTCCATCCCTTGGGTGACGCCTTGAGAGGCCGCTTGGATGTAGGGCTCAAACGCCCCTACGCCCTGCTTGGCAAAGTCAATTCCCTGCAGCTCAGTACCAGAAAGACCTGCGGCCTCGACGGCGGGGATACTCATCGGTTGGTTGTAGAGGTTTTGAGCCTCTTGAAGCAGTCCTAGCTTGTAGGCCTCAACTTCTGGAGCCTCACGCACATACTGTGTGCTATAAGTCATATCAACCATTGGCGCGGCCCTCTAAATTCTTCATAAGTGCGTACATTTTCTTGGCTCCCTTGCGCCGTGATCCGTTGCCCATGTTGCGTACTGCTTTGGCGGTGAATACGAACTCGCCGTCGCTGAGCATTGCGGGGATGTCATCGGAAGTGCCGGTGCCCGGCCCGTTAATTGCGCCGTTCTTGCGTGGGAAGTCAGACGTGCTGCCTCCTGTAGCGGCACCGTATGGGCGGTACATTTGGTATGGCGCACTTTGCGACATGGTATTCACCCCGCCAAAGCGCAAACCGTAACGCTCAGGGTACTGCTCGAGCAGTCGTTGGCCGGGCGCATTCATAAAGTCTTCATAGCCCGGCGGCAGTTGTGGTTGCTCAGGGCTAAACGCACCGCTTAATCCGGCGATGCCCATGCCTGCAGCGGCTAGGGGTAGATAGTTAGATACCATGTTCGGGGTATTGGCCGCCAAATATCTTCCTACGGCCGACGTAGAGTCAGCAGTGAGTATTGCTTCTTTGCTCATCTCAGGAAATTGTTTCATTGTCTTTAAAAGTGCGTTGTCTGCGCCTGCCGCTTGACGGGCAGAAGGAGAAAACGCGTCTTTTAGGCTTCCTACTCTCTCGCCTAAGGTCGCATCGCCCGGAGCAAAGGTTTCCTTTATGTTCCCAAAGAAACTTGATGGGGCGGTTTGAACCCCTGTAGCAGCCACTTGGTTGCCCGTCCCACCGGCTGAAACCCCCATTTCTCTGAGCCTTGCGGCCAGTGAAGCTTGATCAATTGCCGCCCTGTCTAAAGATGCCACTCCGCTCTGAACTGCAGTAGGGGCCGTTGCAAAACTGGGAGACGCTCTGGTAACAGCCGCTCCGGGGGCAGCAAAAGGGTCTCCGTACTGTATAGAAGGCGCAGGGGGAATAGCTGAGCGTGAAATAGCGGCCCCTCGAGGACCTGCAGCAAAAGACTGCGCCGCGCTTGGCTCGGTCAAACTAGCTAATTGTGACGCTTGATCAATGGCCGCTGTATCTATGCCCGGCATAGGTGTCCCTGCCGCCACCGTTTCTCTTGCCGTTGTTGTAAGATCAGGTAGCGACGAACCTGCTGTCCTGTCTACAGTGGCTATGGATTCGCTCACCGGAGCACCCAAAGTAGGCGTAGGCGTAGTAGACTTAAAGGCGCTTGCTCCTTGAGTCACGCCACTTACTGCACCGGCAGTTACCGCGCCAATGGCGCCTGCCTTCAGGGAGTCTTTAAAGTTCCTGCCTGCAATAAGGGAAGTGCCTGCACCCGCCACGAAACCTGAAGTAGCGGCAACCAAAGCAGGGGCGGCTGTGCTACCAAATAGCATACCGGCGGCAGCCGGTCCGGCGACCATGAACAGGGCCGTACCGATAACGATCTTACCAATCGTTGTATTAGCAAACTTCTTAATTGTCCTACCTATCTTCTTAAATAGCTTCTTTAGGAAGAATTCAGGCATGCCGGTGGTAGGGTTAGTAGTGCCGCTACCGCCAATACGCCTTAGGATTTGTGCCTCAATGGGGCTGATGTGAGCAACCATTGTGTCGCCGTTGCGACCGGCGTCAGCCATAGCCTGAGCCATTGGGCGGAGGCTTGCGACACCGCCTCTGGCGAAGTTCTGTGGGGGAGCCATTGTGTCAGGGGCTCGAAGCTGATCAAGCGCAACCTGTAACGCGCCAAATAGCTGAGCATCAAACGCCTCGGGGAGAAGCTCTTCGTCTACGCCCTGCGCCATGTAACGCGCGCGGATAGCGGCGTAGTTAGCGGGGTTGGAGAGGATTTCATCAACCATCGTATTAAGAAGTGCAAGCACCTCTGGCGGGATTTCCATCTCTTCGAGTTCACGCCTGAACTCTGCAACGGCAATAGGGTCGGCCTGTTCGGCCGCCATAAGCATTTCATTGTTTACTTCTGAGGGCGAGACCTGCTTACGCATCTCTTCTACGGCGGCCATTTCGGCGCTCATATTACCCATTTGGGGAGGTAGGGACATAGCTCCCTGCATCGCTTCTGCCATGATCTTTTCCTTAATTTTTTAAGTAGGACCACACAGGGTCGCGCGCCTGAAACGCGAAATTACTGCTGATTATCGAGCAATTATCAGTCCCTGTCCACTTCAAGATAGGACAGGTAAAAAGTCACGTCGGCTTGGTCTGAAGTAACCTTTAAGACGTTACCCTCTTCTAAAATGCACGGAACACCTGCAAACACGTCAACGCTTGCACTGTGCGCTAATCCTTGCTCATGGTACAAATACCCTACTGCACCGCCCGATGTCTCGTACTGGCTTACCGTAATATCCGACTGGCTGCCAGAGGCATTGGTCACCCGCAGGGACTTAATAATCGCCGTATTTGCAGCAGGGACCGTGTATATCGTTGTCTCGGTCGCCGCTGCAGGGATAAGTCGCTGATGAAAATATTTATCTGCCACGGCTAAGTACCCTCAAACCACGCGCGGGCATTACTCTTTTGCTGAGTAGTAATCGGCGTGTAGCTGCTGTTTAACTGCAAAATGATCTGCTCAAGCGATCTGACCAGTTGGTCAAACTGCTGCGGGTTGTAGTCCCCCGTCGCTGCGTTAGGGAGTCGGACGTTTTGTATCTTGCTCATCGCAGGCCGTCCGGTTGTATGTCAACGCGCAGGGTTCCGTAGCGCCAGTTGGTGTCGACGCCGGAGCTGTCTATCTTGATCGCTATCTGCCGACCACGTGCTCGAGTGTCCACTTTTTGCGTGCCCGGCGCTATGAGGTACGGGTCCAGAGAGCTTGGGCTTGCCGAGGCCTGCGGATAGGGGCGAAGCAAGAGGTTAACCGTGAGGTTGCCCTGCTGATCTTTAAAGTCAGGGATAAACTTCCGCATAAGCAGCATGTTATCGCCTTCACCCATGTCAAAATAACCTGACTCAAGAGAGGCGGTTATGCCCGTCCCGTCGGCCTGATTGACGCCTGATTCTTGGTTATAGACCACAGTGCGGCCTGCAGTAAGGCCATATATAGTGCTTGGCGATGTCGCGGTGCTGTCGACTAGCTGCTGTGTCGCAACAGGGAGGTTAAAGGTGCCTACATCCTGCCACGCGGTGCGGGCTAAAGAGCCTATAGACCAAACGTCTTCGAGGTAATTGTATGTCACGCTGCGGTCTATGAAGTCAGACGTGAAACTGCAATAGAACCACGTAATTTCGTTATAGTCAGTGTTTAAACCGGCGAAA